TAGGAATCGTGATTGTTACAATCATTTTTTCTAATTGTAACAATGGAGCCCTCCATTGTGACAATGGACGGTTTCGTGGTGATTCCAATGTTACTTTGGATGATTCAAAAGTTACTTTCAAATCTGACAGATCTGATTTGGCCACCAGCTCATTCATGACTCGTTTGAATCGGTTTCCCTTTATCCCTGTTACTTGCTGAATTTCCCGAATTTGGACTTGGATAATCGGAGCACCGCAGGGGAGCCGATGTGGATAATTTTCGATCTCAGAAAACTTTGGGAAATGGCGATGATAGTACAAGTACAAAAAAACGTAGACGTTCCAATTAAAGGGATAATCCCTAGTGGGACTGTTCATTAGTGTTTTAACTAATTCTGAAGAATAGATGTCCGATGAGATTTTTCCAAATGGCAGCACTTTTCCTCCCCTTGTCATACATTTTTGTTGACTCTACTGCGCTGGGGGAGTTACTCTTCGGCTCCCTCTAGTACTAGTAGAGGATTCTTCAAAGCCAGTGGGTCGAATCACTGGCTTTTTTTTTGTTCTAGGGTCTTTCTTAACTGAAGGCAACCGCTAACCAAAAAAGGAACACTTTTTATGAAATGCCAAGTCTCATATGAATTCGATTTAGATGAGCCTGGGGAGCGAGAAAGAATGGATTCGCTTGTTTCTTGCGAATTTCATGAAAGAAAGCTCAACGCTCTACATGATCTATTTAGATCTATAATCAAGTACGATGCTTTCCCTGAGAATTTTGCGAAGTGTACGGACGAAGAGAAGCAAGTGATCACTCATTTTATACATTTTCTTCGTAGTTATCTACAGGACGATGATTAAAAGAATGGGACTACACTGATTGCAGTCCCACCCCAAACGGAAGAAAGATCGTGTGATCATGGAAACTACCTGTTTGGAAGTGGACCTCATCAGGTCTTTTAAGTCAAAAAAAAACCCCACCGCATGCGAACGGTGGGGCCCGAACAAACCGTGAATAACGCAAAAAAACAAAACACATAACATATATAAGAAAGTACACTACTGACTAGATTGTAACTTGAGGTGGAGCTGATGGCTATTGGTACCGCATATTCGTCGCGATCCGTCATGGCCGATGATTAGACGGTCGTTCTCGATGATCTTGGCTTGCTGCAAAGCGTCTTCCACGGATTGATACAGATTAGATAGGTCCGCGAGGCGTTTGGAGATCTCGCCTTTTTGTGTGTAGTAGACTTTCGACGGATAGACGAATTGGCAGCAAAGTATCACGGGTTGGGTGATTATCCTGTGGTGGACCTCCAGAGCTTCAATTTGAAAGCACCGGATGAGGAAGTCTTCTTGCTGTCGGGCTAGATCATTGGACATAATGAAGGGGCGGCCAGTTCTCCGATTCATCCGGATCACTTTGGAATTCTTTTTGACGGCATGGAGTGGGACTTCACCGGACCATTCGAAGAGGATCATATTTATTATGTTGACTGATTTTAAAATAACCGCAAGCCTTAAAATATGGCCGCACCAAAATATGAATCATACTCCAAAGAGCTTCTTCAAAAGTACAACGAATGCAAAATAAGCAACTCCAAACTTCCAGAGATCCAACGAGCTTGCCGGATCTACCAGAAGAATCGGTCTAGATATAAATTTGTAGAGAAGGCCACTGGCGTTCCAGCACAACTTGTTTTTTGCATCCACCAGAAGGAATCCGATTGCGACTTCTCCACCTGCCTTCACAACGGAGATCCGCTACCTGGACCCACGGTTCATGTACCCAAAGGGCGAGGACCTTTTAAGAGCTGGGAAGAAGCCGCAATCGATGCGCTGAAAGTAGATAAACTCGCCGACAATGCTTCATGGAGCATTGAGCGGATGTTGTATCTATCTGAATCCTACAACGGATGGGGATATCAAACGGGCGCCGGAGTGAACACAACCCCCCCCCGAACATCTCCCTACCTTTGGACATATACTGATCAATACGAAAAGGGATTGTACACCAGCGATGGGTACTTCTCTCCCTATGCCGTATCTAAAAATCCAGGCGTGGCGTCACTGCTAAAAGTGCTCACACAAATGGATGAAATGACGGAATTCACAAATCCCCAAGTAATCACACCATTGCCATTTCTTCAGAGGGTCATTTTATGGATTTTCAGCTGGTTCCAACGCTTGCCAAAATAATTGTCTGTGGAGCCTTAGATAGACTTCGTGGTTCAGGAATCATCCCCGGTGGCAAAACGGCTTTCAAAGTTCTTTATGCACTATTCGTCTTCGGTCTCATCGAAGGCCATGGATGGCCTTTTCTACTTTCTTTCTCATTGGGCTTTGTAGTCGGTGAGAGCATTGGATGGGGAGAGCCCCTTGGAGCCTTCATCGGGAGTCGAGAGCTTAACGAAGACCGTCTAGAGTGGTGGCAAATCGGACCTCTGGCAGAGTCCCCAGGACTTGCTGTTTTGTTCCGAGGGTTGCTGTGGGGATTATGCACGCTTCCTGCCTGCCTATTCTCCCTCAGGTCCGTGTTGATCTTCATCTGGGCCATCACCCTAGCCTTCTTCCTTGCCGCTCTAATTTGCCGCCTGTGGGCTCGCCACGATGACTATGCATGGGAGGCCCACGAATTCGTTCGAGGCGTCCTTCTGGCCATCTTTATCTTTTTGGGGACTACATATGGTTGATCCAAATCGAAGACTCGCCTGGCACACATTGAATCCACGGGAGCTTGAACTCGTCGAGCTCATGGCCATCCAGGCCCTGTCCTGCCAAGAAATCGCACACAAGATCAAGTTCAAATTGAGCACCGCCAAATCTTATGTCATGTTCATCTACCACAAACTCGGTGTTAAGAATCGATACGAACTGATTGTTTACTATTGGCTGGAGCAGCTCAGAGTGCGAGGTGGAAGTGATCGAAATCAAATGCAAGTATGACGAACTGGTAGATGTTAATAAACTCAAAGATCATCCTAAAAATCCTAACAAGCATGGCCAAGATCAAATTGAACTATTGGTCAAACTTTTTAAGTACAAGGGCATCAGGCATCCGATCATAGTCTCTAAGCTCAGTGGCCACATCGTTTTCGGCCATGGACGCAAGATTGCCGCCCTCCATGCAGGTCTCAAGGAGTATCCGGTCGTCTATCAAGACTTCAAAGATGCAGATCAGGAATACGCATTCCTGATCTCCGACAACGCCAGCGATGACTGGGCTGATCTTGATCTGAAAATGATCAGTCTCGAATTGCAAAAACTTTATCTGATTTTTATTTGCAGCATTTGCGCAACCTTTATTAGTAAAGTCTGATATTGGCTTTAGCAATTGAGAAGGCGAGGGACCCGTGATCGAAATCAAATGCAAGTATGACGAACTGGTAGATGTTAATAAACTCAAAGACCATCCCAAAAATCCTAACAAGCATGGCCAAGACCAGATCGAAATGCTGGTCAAACTTTTTAAGTACCAAGGTATCCGTCACCCAATCATCGTATCTAATTTGAGCGGATATATCATTGTGGGCCATGGGAGAAAGCTCGCGGCCATCCGTGCGGGGGTCGAGCAATATCCGGTCGTCTATCAAGACTTCGTGGATGCCGAGCAGGAATACGCATTCCTGATCTCCGACAACGCCAGTGACGACTGGGCTGATCTCGATTTGAGTATGGTCAATCTGGAATTGCAAAACCTGGGGCCTGATTTTGATTTGCAGCATTTGGCCATCCGGAATTTTGGCCTCATCCCAAACTTTGTGCCCAAGCTACCTGATCCTAATGAGGACTCACAGAGAACATGTGACGACGACGAGTTTGTTTTGCGCGTTCTTCTAGATTCCGATGAGCAAAGACAAGAGCTGTTTTTGGAACTCCGAGACCGTGGGCTCAAGGTGAAAGTTTGAGCGAAAAGAGAAAGACAAGACCAATCTTTAATCCCCCTTCATTTATGAGGGGATTAGGTCCGAGCGGCGTTAGCCGCGAAACCAGATCTTCCTTTTGCTTTTTTTAAAGAAGCATGTCACATTCACCCTCGGTTCGCTAAGAGTACGCCACCTTCTCGCGTACTCAGACGGCAAACGCCAGTTACAGAAGCGACCCGATCTTTCTTAGAAGGAACTATTTTTTACTCCGGAACGGAGTTGATCGAAGGCGCAACTCGTCTTCGATCACAGGACGGTAAGACTCAAAAAAGTCTAAAATCAGAGGGCCCAAAGGACCTGACCACCCGTCAAAAAAGAAGAGCCGGCCTCTGCGGCTTGGAAGCCAAGCCTGCTTTAGCGGGTTGGTAGTTCACTACAACGTCCCAGACTCTCGGTTCAAATGCGTATATTCTATTGAGAAAAAAGCACTGTTAAATAACAAAACCTATTTCGAAGAAAATAAATACAAGCAAGAAAAGCTCTACTGGAACGGAAAATCCCTATAGCCTTCCTTCTTCGTGAGCCTTGAGCGCCTCATGTATGAGGCCACGCACCACATCCGAGACCGTCATATGGTCGCCAAACTTTTCGTGGATGTCCTCGGCCAAGGCCTGTAGTTTTAAGTAGTCCTCCGTCTCGATTCGAACACCGATGATTTTCACTTCTTTAAAAAGGCGCTTCATAAAAAACCCCCTTTAACGGCTTTCTCTATGGCCTGAATCTTGATCCATTTCAGTAGGTCGTCATAACCCATTTCATCCCGTGCTTGGATATAATAAAGCTCATCGTTCTCTGAGATGACGGATACAGATAGATATTCCAAATCCAAAACACTTCTTTCAGAGTCCACCACAGATTCACGATGCGTGCCAAAGGCATGGTCAAACTCCTCGATGTCCGTAGCTATCTCGATCCAACCTTCCGCAAAAACAGAGACACTTACAGACCCATTCTTGCGATGTAGAAGGTAGGTTTCATTGTCGATGCAAAATCGGACGGTCATAAAAGCCTCCTTCAATCTTACTCAATGTCCCAGATTTTTAAACGATGACTGAAGTCTTTAAGACCTAAATCACTGAGGTCATGGCTTATAACAGCTCTGCAGAAGTCCCATGCGGTTTTGTAATTTCCATCGTTAAATGGAATAGCTTCTAATTTCTTATGGTTTATAATCACCAAAGCGACCAATCTTTCTTTGCGCATGATCCGCCGAGTCTCCTCACACTCTTTCTTTAACTCACTCTGATAGGCTCTGGAATGCTTCATGGCTTCCTCCTTTGGTATCGTTTGCTCATCGTCTAACAATATCTACTGCAAGCGACGTGCCAGTCTGGAGCCTTTTAAGTGGGACGCCAAAAGATCAAAATGATTAACTTGTATACAATTAGCTGTATTAAAATGAGATTAAGCAGTGGTTAAGATCACTTGAGGAATTGTTAAACTATTAGCCAAGTCTTAAACCTTAGACGGTCTCACACGCTTGAGAAAAGAACGAAATCAAGATTGAACGGCTCCCCGCATTTCTTGCAAAGGAATGGATCTCCAGCTCCAAACTGCTGGCCCCCCGTCACATGATCGTCTGTGACAGTGTTCCAATCATCGAGGTCACGGCGGAGCTCAAATAAAAGCTCCTTACAATGACTACAACGTACTTTCGTGCCCTTCAAAATCACTCCGTCCAAAGTCACTCCTCTTTGATTTTAAACTGCAAAAACTCTTTCAGACGATCTTGGAAATCTTGTTCTTCCGCCATGACTCCACGACCAACATCGTTCCAAGAATCATGCGTAGCTCGCACTGCCAAGGCCATCAGAAGCCGCTGTCCAGACTCCACAAGTCGAGTCGTGCGAGATAATAACTTCTCATAGGAATCCTTTACGGGAATTGATTGCACAATCGTGGCTCCGTTGGTGAAAATCCAAATTTTGCCCTCCAAACAGCTCTCTCCTCTTCCCAAGATCTAGCAATCTTCGCCTGCATAGGCTTTCCCACCGATTCAAAAAAATTGGCTGTATCATATGGCTTGGATTCGATCCCTAGTTCAATCTGCCGATTCTTCTTCACATCGATCACGTCAGCAACTTCTTCTAGGAGAAAGAGCTCGTTCCGAAAACCCTCCGCGTAGGGATCCGGAACATTTTTCAATATCTCATCTAGTTTCTGCGTCTTCATTCGCCACTCAATGAAATTCATCTCATCCACAAAAGGCGGACGAATATTCTTTCCATAATATTTGTATAGACGAGCGGCAAAAGTCATATCTGTCTCATAGCCCTGAGATTGCAACTCAGATACCGTCATGCTCTTAACACGATCATGCTCCTTCAAGTACGTATCGATCAATAGCCAGGACATTTGCCTAGGCAAAAGTTGCAAATAATGAAAGTATTGTTTCTGTCCCTCAAAGATCTCCAGCCCATAGTCCCGCACTCTTTCCGTGTGCATCTTGATGTCATGCTTCCATTGCTGAAAACTTGGACGCTCAAACCCGCATAGAAGTCCTATAAACAAAACAAAAATCAATCCCCGCATTTTCCCCATTGCTCCACTCCGTTCTTTTGTTTGAGATTTTTTCTCATGAATTAAGGTTTTTTCTCATGAAAACTGCAAAAAATAGGCTCCACCGTAAAAATCGTCATGTTTCTTCTGTGCGATACACCAAAGCCCTAAGTTCTAAAGCGTAATTCTCACGTGAGCGTTGCTGAATCCGGCACTCAATCTTTCCTATACTTCGTGGATATGGGAAACCCCAGTCTACTTTGCGAATGTCATAGGTTTGTAAAAAATCGAAGATCAGATCAAAAACCGCGTTGTCGGTGGACAATCGATCATGACCAAAACTGCAATGACCTCGCGCAATTTGAGAGGATTCTTTCCACTGGACTCCACCTTCAAAAATGATCTGACCGAATTGAATCAAAGTTAAATCAGCACAAAACATAGTGTAAGAGCGAGTACCAGAAAAGTGATACAGCCGTCAATAGGCGCTGAAATAAAAGACTTGAACTAGACCCGGAGCTCCATTTCCACCAGCCAAGGGAGAAGTGCCACTGCCACCGCCTGAGCCATATCCTGTGCCGTTGCCCGGAGCGCCTGCATTAGAATTTCCACCAGCCCCATAAGGCCCCGCGCCGCCCAGACCTCCATTGCCTCCTAGATTTGCGCCGCTAGAGTATCCGTAGCCATTTTGGGCCGGAAAATAGGAAGGGATAGTTTCATGTGCAAAACCACCTCCACTACATGCTGCCGGTATATATTCGGGAAAAGGTCCAGCATATCGGATGGGCATCAGATAAGATTTCGATGGCGTCGCCCCAAAGATTTTGCCGGTCGTTGCATCTCCCCAATACCAGCATGGCATATGATTTTTGTAGGAGAAAACTCCATATCCATTTGAGCCTGTCCAGCCCCCACCGATAAATTGAAATAAACCAAAGAAACTACTGGTCCCATCCCCAGCGGCTGTACTGTAACCAGCAACTCCCGCTCCTCCAGCACCCACTGTCACCGTGATTGTGCTTGAGGGAATCACATCGAGCCATGCCGAAACCTTCGGAGCTCCGTTCCCGCCCCAGGCAGAGTTCCCACCTGAACCGCCCCCACATCCCTCTACATAAACAAAATTGACGTCCGCAGGGACTGTCCAAGTCGTGCTTGAGGTAAACACCTGCTTCTTTAAATTGTTTCCAGCGAAGAGAGCCGCCTGGTCAATGAGCCAGTTAATACTCCCACCCATCGTCTGCATGAGAGCCTCACTCACCGCCTGGCGAGTCTGAGTGGCTTCAATCTGAACCTTCTGCGATACACTTGGAATATTTGACACAAAAACATCCTCCTATAAAATTCGATAAGGACCGAGGCCATCTGTAAACCCAATGAGCTCCACCTTATCTCCAGAGGAGGGCGTAAACCCAAGGCTCGCATCCAAAACCACCACACTCACGTTCACAGTCAAAACATTTACTTCGGGACTTTGGTAGGACCAATTCGCGTCCCTCACAATCACCGGAAGACCCGGAGTGTAGAGACTCGGATTAGTGCACACAAAACTGGTCACTCCAAGGCCCGAAAGCACAGTGTCTGTGGGATCGATAAAACAAAACAGATTTTTAAACTTCTGATTGTCTCCCTCCACAGGAACCGGATATCTTGCGCACTCAACGATATAGTCATCTAGTACTGGAAAAGGCAGACTGCTCTGCAAAAGCATTATATTTGGATCTACACTGGAAAATCCCAAAAGAACTGTCTCATACTGATTCGTCCAGTCCGGAGAATGGATTAGGATTTTCTGCCCATTGCATCCCTGCCACTTCAAGTACTCCTGACCGGGGAATAGAGCCCCATAGGAGTTTTTGATCTTCACCTGGGTGGCAGTGGATCCTAGGGCACTCGTTTGACTAGATGGTGCGATCCCTGCGAATCGGTCCGTGATCTGATAACCAGGGAAAGTGAGTAGTTTTAAGGTGGCCATTCCCGCTGAAATATTTAATTGCCAATCGATCACTTCAAAGAGCTGCTGGCCCAGGTTTCTTTCGCCTGTGGCTAGATTAGTAATCTGAAGAAACCCGTCGTCATTTAAGGCCACGCAATCACCCACCTGAACCTGAGCTCCGACCTCCCAGGTCACGCTCAATTGGATCTCGTGGGCGATGTTTCTGAATCTTCGCAGAATATAGTTCCCGCGACGATTGATAAAACTTAAAGCTCCTAGGTCCGTGCGCAAACCCTGGGCCTGGATCGGAAGCACCGAGTTGATATCAAAGGCCTGAAGTGAATCCGTATCTAGAATCTTAACGACACTCGTCTCCGAAGTATTGTCGTCTAGATAATCAAAGCGATAGTCGATCTCATTATAGAACCTGCGAGCATTGAGCTGACGTGTGAGAATCATGTTGTTCGGATTGATCACCATGGTGTTATCGATCACCACCAGATTGTCGGAGGACATCGGTGGTTTATTTGCTGTCACCGAGATCCTTCCAAACCGCGTGATCCCATATAAACCCGCAGGCAAATAGTATTGCGATTCGATGAATGATTTCGCACTCTGGGGCTCTGTGATCCAGTTCCGAAATGTACAATCCGCGTAAGAAACAAACTGCGTCTTCACCAGCTGGAACTGCGCCACATCGACATCTGTGGGACGCTGCTGCATCCCGCACTGGGCCGGAAACGTGTCATACTGGGAGCGTATGGAAAACTGGCCCACTGTCCCACTCAGGCTTGTCTCGTTTACTAGGGTCCCACTCAAGAGAACCAGATTGTTCGCATAGCCCCTGGCGGATGAAAACCCAGTCACCGTGTAGGTCCCGTTGTTAAAACCGGATCCCGTCACATAGACGTAGTCACCGATAGCCAGTCCATATTGCTCCACAGCATCCACTCCGTCCGGCAGGACCATGGCATTGGGCAAAGGCCCAATCAACGGATCTCCCGTGTCCACAAAAGCATGGATCGGACAATTCTGAACCCAGACTCCATTCCAACCAGACAAGTAGATCTTTAGGGAAGAATCGATAATGTTGCCCGTGATCTCTACACCATTTGTGATATCACTCTCGGCTTCAGGATAAACCGCCTGAGAGCCCCGCGCACTCCGCGTCACATTCACATAGGGTACCTGAGTCCCAAGAGTCGAAGCGACTAGAATATCCCCCGCCCCGTAGCCCATACTCTCTGTATCAGACACAATGTAGGTCTTGAAACTCGGATCATATCCCCCATTCGGACCCAGGATCGGCTCAATGAATCCCTCGGTTTTATACAAAGGAATGTGCGTGGCCAAATCCCCATAGTCGGCAATGGTCATAGTAAAGTTGCCAACGCCTACTGTAGTAATCGGAATCAGACTCCCGCCCCTTGTGCTTGAGACTTGAAAAGCACCCGCCGTTGGATTCAAAAGAAAATAGTCCGTTGAGGGAGCCAAAGGGGCCGGCAAGGTAGATCCTACTGTACCGGAAAAGTTCACCCTCAGGTTTGGAGCCAAAAACACAATGGCGTCTGTGATCGTGATCTGACTCGTTCCCGTATTCACATCTGCTGGAGCAAAGGGATACGTCAGAGTCTGGACTTTGGAAAGACCACTGTAAAAAACCTGCTGCTTGGTTTTAAAATTGGCATCGGAAAACTGAAACTGCACTCTCCCTGGAAGAGAACTCACTGCCGTGATGTATCCACGAAAGACTACGAAATAGTCTTCCGGGAAAGAATTGTTTTGGTATCCAATCCAGATCTTGACCTGCTTGTTCCCTAAGAGCTCATCGACTACAACTCCAGGGCTGATCAATGCGGATACTTCCTGATTGTAGTCTATGAGATAGATGGAAAGTGTTGAGACACTTCCCTTGCCTTGTTCAGGCTCAATCTTTTGAGAAAGGCTCAGTCCTGAGTCAATCAGCAAATATGGCTTCACGTCTGGCAAAACCTTGTACCCGCCATAGACAATACCAGGATCTCCATAGTTCAAATCCGGATCTCCATAGCGGATCTTTCGGCTTGTGGTAACCAAAGAAAACTTGTAGGGGACATCTTCGATCTCTAATACGACATTGAGAAACTTTGTCTGGTTTTGATTCTGTAGAAAAAAGTTCTCAGGTATCGTCATTGACCGGGCTCTCCACCATAAGGATTCGCATAGTTTTCATTGTACCAATCTCTCACCTGAATCATGTCCTGAGGACTCAGAGCAAAAAAACCATTGCACTCTTCTAGAAGTTTCCAGCGTACGAATCGAAAGCTAACCGCCGGAGCTGTTCCAACCACCTCATACTCAGCACACATCAGAACATTGTGCTTTGGATCAAAAATCACCACATGAGGAGCTATCTTTGGAAAGTCCGATTTCGTACAGCTAACTAGACATACCGTTAAGCAAACGCTCAGCAGCCTTCGCAATTGCATCTTTGTCTCCAGACTTTAGTGCTTCTTCATAGGTCTTCAGGTTTTCTTGGTTGGTCTTATCCTTCTTCCATTTTAAGAGTAGGGAAGAAATCCATCCAATGATCTTCCCCAATCCAAAATTCAAAATAACTCCGATCAACCACTTCCCTATTGATTGAACCCAGCTCATATTATTTCACTTCCAAAGCTGGTGCGTTAACTCCAGGGACCTGATCAGACTTCAAATTGAAGTACTTTACTAATGCAGACAAGATCATATCGTCCACATTGGTCGAAGTCTTTTGTACAAAGTGCTCAAGCTCCGGCAGAATTAACTTCTGCAGCAGCATGGAAGTATCTATTTTTACAACCACGCATTCTTTGAGAATCTCCAGCATTTGCTCTTTTGTCATGATATGCCTCCTCTTTGTAGTAACGACGAGATGATTTGAATCGCAGCCGTCATGATCCCCGTCATGATCACAGCGGCACCGACCATTTTCCATTTAAATTCCAGAAGACGATCAACTTTCACGTCTACCGCTTTTAAGTCCTGCCTCAGTTCTGACATTTCATCCCTGAGCCACTCTGCATAGATGCACTCCGTGGTTTTGGTCATGCTTAACCTCCTTGTAAATACGTATTAACCATGCTTTGAAAGTAAGACTTCATTTCAGCTGTCACCAGCGTATCAACCACCAGAGAATCTACTAGTGCCTTAGCTATCGCGATATCACCGTCCAAAGCGTAGCCTTGAATATCTTTGAGACGCATCTTCATTTCGAATACTTGAGCCAATGTCAGCTGACCCTGGCTGAGTTTTCGCGAATTCATCCATTGGAGTTCATTCACCAGAGTTCGTCCGAATTGAATATCTTTTAGCTTCTTTTGGACAAATTCCTGCTTGGCCTTATCCGCATCGGATACAGTCACACTGCTCACCGAAAACTGGTCCGATATCCGGTACTGCTTTTCTACAAGAGGGACCCCCTCAAGCTCCGTTCGACTCTCCAAGCTCGAATCCTTCTCCGTTTGCGTTAGCAATGACTCGTTGTACCAACCTGCTTTTTTGCCCCAGACTCCGGTCCCAATGCACTGGTCACTCCAAGCATCAGCCTCATCTTGAGTCTTAAAAGCGCCTTTGAAAATGGCTCCAAATATGTTCTCAACGCTGACTTGTATCATTTGTTATCTCCCCACATAAACAATCATTGCTCGATTCAATCCTATATCAGGATATGTTGTATCTACTGAAGTGTCCTGCCAAGCCCAGCAAATCATTGTGTCACCCGCATTCATCCACGTCGTCCCAGCACATCTCGTTTGCACAAAAGTCGAATAGGCCCCAAGGCGCGCTGTATAACCATAGTCGACGGTAGTTGAATTCACCCTCACGGCCAAATGAATCGCATTGATCGTCGAGGAATAGTTCGTGACCAAATTGAAAGAAAAGTTGTACGGACCTGAAATCTGAGCCACAAATTGCCACCCAGCTCCTGTGGTCACAGCACCCGTTAGATCCGTGACTTTCACCTCCCAGTTGTAGTTTGTCGGTGAAGTCGGCAGCAAGACTCCAGACGTACTCCCATACACAGATAGAATATTTGGGCTTGGGATTGTCGTCGCAGGGTTTGGAATCTTTGTCACCATTAGCCGATTTGCAAATGGTGACGTGCTTGTGGTGAATGTCGTACTAGCATTTAAATAAAATTCTAGAACATCGTTAGGTTTTAGCTGCTCCAACGAAGACACTCTGCACGTCTTTTGAGTAGCAGTCGGGATCACGTCGGAAGATCTTGCAATCGGGTTTGTATTCAATGTTGTGGTGGCATTGATCGTTTGATTAGATCCAGTGGTTTGATACGCGTCAAAGAACCAATCAATCGTATAAAATCCTGGCTCTTTTATCGTGACACTGTTTGTGGGGATATCAAACCACCCACTCTCGTCATTGATTATAGTATTAAATCCATACTTACTGGATCCACTCGGAATGGACGTCAGTGTGCCAGAATACACATTGACCTGCCTTGGCGTGTTCCCTAATTGCGAAGCCATCTGCTGATTCGAGGACCAGCCTTGAATCGGAAACTTCGCCGTGAATGTGACCGAATTGGTAGCGGCAATCGTCGCCGGATTTGTAGAATTCCACCAGGTGCCGGGACCGCTCGTCCAACCAAATTGAAAAGATCCATAGATCGTTGTACCACCCACATAGGTCCCGGATCCCGCATACAAATGCCCTATGCCTATGTTTTGATTCCCAGGAACTAGTTTGGATGTGTCCATGAGATATCCAGGCGGCAACTCTACCGCATAGTTGCCCGTAGGCAATGTGCTCCCAAAGATAATCGATCCCATGATCTCCATGGAATCCCCGACCCGCCTCCAATAGGCGCTTGACGTGGCATTTCCAGCGTACTCCAGCACTGGTGTGTAAGCCTGCCAGTCACTCGCTGGAAACCCGCTCTCAGCCGTCTGAACAACGCCAAAATAGCAATCGGATATCCCCAGCTGATAGGCTGCCGCCGCGTTGTTATTTAAAAGGCACAGATAGAGCGTTGTGCAGTTGTAGGGGACCTGAAAGAAACACTGGCACTTGTTTACGTTGCCCGTCACGTTGGCAATGTTGCGATATCCAATCGGTTGAATCCAACTCGCATTTGATTGATCCCGAATCCAAATCTCCATTGAATGCGTGGACGTCTGAGAGCCATCCATCGTGCCAGACTCTTTCTTGTAAAAGAAAGAAAACTCGCACATGGTCCCCTGCTCTTTAGGATTGATTGTGACTGAACCAAACCCGCATCCATCCCCTTGTGGGGTCGCCACAGGAACGGACACAAAGAAATCAACTCCCTCACCGATGGCAGCACTCGTTCCACGCCCCGTGGTTGCCGCCCCGGCACTCGTCGCAAAGGTTGTCGGAGTTCCACTCGAATAGGGAGCTTGTACTCTCACAAACTGATAAGCACCAAAACGAGTGTCTGGGTTAAAGATCCTGTTTTTTCTCTGAGTGTTTTTAGGAACTAATGTCATAGTATGTACCAATTAAAAGTGTCACTGACCAGAGTAACCGATTGCTGCTTCTCCACCAGAAAATATTCTCCAATGCCATCTATATTGCCTCCACCGAAAGGAAGTATCTGAACTCCAAAGTTTGCCTCATTGGCTTTTCGAATCACGATCTGCTTTGTAAACACAGCCGGATTCGGAAGATTCACCGTACAGGTGACAAGTTGCGATCGAATTAAAACCACATCGTCGTTGGTAACTGAATAGGTCGTTGGATTGAATAAACCAGTCACCTTCAAAGTCACAGCCCCGACCGTGCTTGTGCCAAGGCATTTCCAACGTCCAGCGTCTGAATCATATAAAAGCTGAATCACTCCGTTGTTACTGATCGATAGATCGCTCCCCGTCCCTGTGGTGATCCGCTGGGCTGGCGTGGCTCCGGTTTCATTCTTGATCGTCAAAGCCGCTCCTGTGCCATTCACCAGATTCAAGATCATCCCATCACTCGTGCGGTTGATCATCGCCACCGATACCAGTGTGCCATTTGTGAGTTTGATCGTACTTTGATTCACCGTGGAGATTGTCGCATCCGTACCCGTCGTCACAGAGTCCAAATAGGTCTGGGCCTGAAGCGTCGCCGCGGCAATCAAGTCTCCATTGAAAGTCTTCGCGCCTCCTAATGTCTGGGCCCCAGAAGTAAATACACCAGGATTCGTGGCATCCGCTGGCTGGATGGTCAGCGCCTGACCCGATAGACTTGCGGCATTGGCGTTCGGGATGGCCCCTACAGCCGTCAAAGTCACATCCCCCGTATTCGTACCGGAGAGATTCGAAGCCCCAATCGTGCCCGTGAAGGTCTTGTTTCCACCGATTGTCTGAGTGCCTGCCGTGATCACCCCTGGATGAGTTGCGTCCGCGGGTTGCAAAGTGAGAGCCTGGCCCGATAGGCTGGCCCCATCTGCGCTGGGACTTGCTCCCACGTTCGTGAGTGTCACATCCCCCGTGTTGGTCCCTGAAAGATTCGCAGCCCCGATTGTGCCCGTGAAGGTCTTATCTCCACCAAAGGTTTGAGTGCCAGTGTTCACGACCCCTCGCTGAGTCGCTGTGGCATCCACCACATCTGCTGTCGCATTATCACTAGGCGTGAACAAAGTGTCCGAATACACCGGTTTATCCACAATCGGATTGTAGAGATGCTGGAACCACCATTGAACATCAGTCGCAATGGCAAAACTATAGCTCGTCTCCGTGGCCCCATTTAAATACCAGTAGCTTAATGTCCATGTCGGTGAGCTATATCCAAGCCGCCCATAGATCTCGTCTCCCGTACCATTCACGATCAGATCCCCATTCAAATCTCGAAGAATGATCTTGTTATACGGAAAGTTAACGACCACTCCTTTGATACCGGAACCCGTAGAAGCCGTGTACCCAGCCAGCAAACTTGATACATCCGTGGAAGCCCCTGTGACTCCAATCAGATTCGTCCCCTGAACCATGCTCCCAGAAAGTGGCACGGATATAATGTAGGAGCTCTGAATCGGCACTCCATCTCCCAAAACCCCTGAGTGCGCATGGCCCGTGGTCAAACTAAACTTCCCACTCACCGTGTCTAGGCGCGTGCGAAGTGGATCGTTCACTCCAAAGCCTTCACTATTCGTGTAGGTCGGCAGCAAAGTGGCGGAAAGATTCACCGCCTTGCCCACAAAAGAGCTCGTTGAGTTGAGCTCCTGCTGGGCATTGGTTATCGATGTCCCACTCGGACTATCTGCGTTTTGAAGTCCCAACTTTCCAATCGTGAAATCATCGTCCCGACGCCCTAAGAAAGCCGGATTCGTTGTCGCCGCATCTACTGGCGTCCCATCTATGATCTTTGCCATCTATAACCTCATTCTGAATTTCAACACACCGGTCCGATAAAAAAACGGAAAATCCGGAAGCATCTCCGTAAAAGTAAATCCCAAACCTTTTGAATCCATCTGAGTCCCTTCCAAAGTGGCCTTGTAATACACCGTGGGGCTTGAGATCTCAGGGGTGAACTCAATCGGCTTTTGCTGGATGAGCCAGTCCACAAGAGGCGTCCACGTCGTTAACACAGAGAGCTCAGGCTCATACTTAAACTCACACTGAAAAAACTGCTGCACCGACCAAATAATGGTCTCCTTCAAACCCGATGCTGAAATGTTCACAGCCCCGGAATTCGTTCGGACCATACTAGGTGATAAGTAACTATAGGCAATCTGGGCTGGAATCAACGCCGTGCCCGCAGTCAAAGTCCCAGTGTAAGATAATGCCCCTGTCTGATCCGATGCCGCAAAACCAATCAAACTCGCAATCGATGTCCCAGATCTTGGACCAGTGCCAAAAAGAAGACTCAAATAGCTTCCACTCGTTGAAATCGTCACCCGATTTTGAGTCCCACCAGAGTATGATCTAACAGCAGAAACAGTATAAATATTGTATGGATCTACAGATTGCATTTGGTTTTTAATAGCGATCAAGAGTTCAGACAAAGTATAAGACTTATACGGAATAGAGGCCTGAAGAATCGGCCCACCGAAGGAAGTTTGAAAATCTATAGCAAACTTGTAGGAACTAGTCTCAAAGTTGTATAAAATTAGGGATTGCGACCTAAGAGCCATTATTTTACCCCTATCTGCTGATACTGAAATGTCGTCGCATCTGTCTCTGATCGAATCATATTCATCAGTGTACGTTGAGTTTCAGCCGTTTCGAAATAATGACCCATGACTTGAAGTGTTACTGTCTTGCCCTTCTGGGCTTCAAGATTCGGACGACTCATATCTGAACCAATCGTACCGCCAGCAGCTGGACCAGGAGCCATGCCACCGCCTGATCCGCCACCACTACTTGAGCTCCCACCCATCGCCCCTGCTAAAGCCAGCAGAGCCGCCCCTGCGGCCAAGGCTACTGGGTTTACAGGCCATAGACCCGTTTCAATTAGTAACCTTCCGTAGGCATCGGCCATGGTCCCAACCATGCCCTTCACTACATCTTCCATAGCTTTCGCGCCGGTCTTCGCTCCAGAGCCTATGTCACGAAAAGCCCCAGCGATGTTATTTGCTGCGACCTGACGGAATTGCACCGCAAGTTTTCCCCAGTTTGTTAGATCCTTTTGAATCTCCACATTGCGCTGCGCTAGTCCTGCGCTGATCTGGTCTCCTGTCGTCTGAGCCAATCTCACTCGATTGTCGGCGACCTCTTTGTCCAGATCCTTCTCCTTCTCAGACAAAGCCTTGAGCTTCAAAAATCGCTCCTCTTGGATTTGCTCAGTCATCCGAGCAGCCTGAGCTTCCGTCAGTGTGCCGTTTTGCTCTTTCTCAATCTGGATCTGTCTGAGCTTCAAAGCATACTGCTCATCGAGCAAGCGCATCTGCTCCAAGTGATTCGAATAGGCCATCTCAGAGGACGTGGTGTACTTGGCCTCATCTGCCGCTATACCCTGGCGAATGGCATTGAGACTCTGGGCAAATTTGTTTTCTTCAGACAGAATTTTCTCGTTCCGCTTTGAGGTCTCTTCCGTCGCAATCTCTGTGCGTGCCTCTTTCGTCCCTTCCGGACCCTTGCCTTCAGCGCCCGCAATGTTTTGCTGAATGAGAGCAATCTCACCTCTCACGTTCGCCAATCTCGTGACTGTAGAATCCAAATCCCATCGCAAAAACAAGGGCAACGCCCCAGCCTGATCCAAGCTCTCTACCTTCTTTTGGAGCTTCGACGCTTCATCTGTCAGGGCCTTCAACTTTTCTTTCTGAGCATCCAGCCCAGATCCAGCCTCTAAGTACTTGGTCATCTTATCAACCATGCTGGTCCACATCTCTACCGCAGGGGTAAGAATCGGACTCAATTTCGTCGCTAACTTAGAGAAAGACTCTCCGAATTCCTGAAAGGCAATCTTGAGCGACTTCGTTTTGTCTCCCAAAGTGTCAGACTGTAAACTGATCGCACTAAACTTCTTTTCACCTGTATCCAAAATCGCATTCAGGTAGGCCTGCTGTTTTTGCGCTTCCGAAAGTGTATTGACAGTCTGGCCCACCGATGCCGCATACTTTCGAGTCGCAGATTCCAGATCCACATTGAGACCAATCGTTTTCACTAGCCTTTGATTGCCCGTCGATATCGCTTGAACGATCTGATCAAATCTCTCTGTGACCTCTCCACCGAAAACCTTTGCTACACGGCGAGATAACTCAAAGACCTCAGGAATCTTCTTGGCCTGCGTGCCTAACTTCACAATGGCTTCTGAAGAATGCGTGAGAGCCTCATCCATTCCAACTAGAGGCCCCTTGGAGTCTTCGATTCCCTTGCGCAATTCCCCAGCTGCTAACCCAGCAGAAACCGCTAAGGATTCAAATTGCTTGTTAATACGCTCAATCTGCTCTCCCTCAATCGCAAAATCCATGGCCTTCTTGAGTGCATAGACTGAGGCGGATAGTAGTGCCAAAGGCCCCAAGGCTCGTCCCATCGATCCAATCAAAGAATCAAAAGACTCAATATTTCCAATTGAAGCGAGCCTATCGGTTAGCTCACCGATCTTCCCCATGGCCTCCTTGGCGTCAAAATCAAACTTCACCTGCATCGATTCGTCAGCCATTACCGATATCCCTCCGCTCGCGCTTTGACTTCAAACATGTGGTTGAGAATAGACGCAGCCATTTTGCTCTGACTCTCATCGTCAGCATTGAAGGCTGGTCGTCGCCGATCTGGATTCAAACGCTTGTAGTAGTACTCTCGTAGCTTCTCATAGCTTTCTTGAGTCGCCTGGCTCACTCGCGAGATGTCTACTAGCTCCATATACTTCCTCAGGTGCTTCTTCTGATCCAAATCCCAGTAGCGTCTTTGTCGATACATAAAACAACGGGCGGACTCCTGCATCAGCTGAGCCATCGGCATCCCGCACTCATTGGCAAAATCAACGATGGAATCCCTCAGCTCAGCTACCAAATCCCTATCTAAGGTCTTTTTTTTTCAGCCCCTTGCACGTGATTCTTCCCCAACACAGTCTCCATAACCATATTGAAGATCGCATTGGCCTGCTGAATCGTCAGGTCACCGATCTTCTTGCGTGTCAGAGTCGGAATGAGTGGCGTGATCAAACCCGAATAGATATCCACAATTTGATTCGGCGTTAGGCTGTCCTGCTGCGCCGCCTGAAATTGCACAAGACCCTTTGTGAATTCGTAGAATTGAGCTGTCGTTAAAGGATTCAACACATGGACCTCACCCCCCACCTTAAATGGAACGGGCGTGGTTTCCAAAGCGTCTAGATCCCGGTAGACTTCCACCGGGATCTTTTCCTTGCCTATAAGATCAGAAAGCCAGCTCATTAATCTCATACTACTGCAGGGTCACCATAACGGTAGAATTTCGCCGGGCTTACACTCGTGTCGGGCAGAATATTCCAAACGATCTTTAACCGTGCTTGGCTGTCCGGGCCATAAGTGATGGAGCTTTCTGCAGACGCACAGGCTTTATAAAATGTATAGTCAGCTGTTTCATCCGCAGTCACCTTAGACAAGGGATGCAAATTGAGCTCTCCAGCATTGGCCAAATCACTGTCCCCGATCATACTCTCAAAATCCAATGCAAAGTCTGGAGTTGTGCCGACCAGAGTTGCATGCGGGAAAACTACTTTTACAGTCTCCATATTGAGGACTTCAGCAAGCTCCGTCGTCACGGTGATCTGAACACCAGACACTCGACGATCCAAGACAGTCTTCCCCATCTGATCTGCCATGAGCTCAGCCTTTAAGTATTTCGTCTCAACGACGATGTTTCCCAACGAGGCTCCTAGATCCACCGCGGTAGTTCCCCCCGGAGGAGTCCAAGATAGTTTCATCGGCGTCAATTCAAGACTGCCGGGAGTGATAGTCGCGTATGATACACCCATATTGTTTCTCCTTAACTTTGTTCAAAATGTTCTATATCAAGACTCATTGTAACTTCTTTTCTGAAAATCGAATCGGTGCCGCTCATCAAGATCGTCTGTGAAAAACTGCTGTTAGTCACTTTCACGATATCTTTTTGAGTCGATGACAAAAATGTTGCGAACGATAGTAGTTTAAATAGGGCCGCATGAAAGCGCCAAAGTTTTCGAGATAGCATCGTCTGGTCTCGGTCTTCCACCACACAGGTGAGGCTCAAGCCCACAATGCAATTGATATGATTTTGGCCACGTGTCCACAGCCACTCGATGTTTTGAGGCACCAAGATTATGCAGGGTACACGGTACCCAATCGGATTCTGGTAGATGAAATAGTCCAACGGATTCTCTATCGAAATTTCCGTGTTGTACTCAATAGCCACTTCGTCCAAAGCCGCCCCGATATTGTCGGGGATGTAACTGAGGAGCTGGTCCACAATGTATTCAACTGGATCTACAGCAGCCATGGCTCAGGTCCCCCTCATGTAGCGCGCATACCGGTCCTTCAAGGTCTTCTTGAAGTCCGGCTTGAAACCAAAGAAAGGCCTCGAAGCGTTCGCCCTCTTCGCATACTGCATCTCCCCTTCGGTCTCACTGATCCCAACGATCAAGCTAGTGTCCGTGATCACACGGAAGTGATGTTCTAGCCCACGCGTCGGAGGCGTCCCGTTAGACACTCGGCCCACCACGGATCCATAGAGTCTGGAGGTCGCAATCATCATCACTCGCCCTTGCCCAGGATCTCCTGCGTGCTTCACCAGTTTCTTTTTGGCATATTCCGGATTGAGTTTGGGCCACTTCCCCCAGTTCTCGGTCTTCCACCGCATCACTTGATACTCCTGGTATCTGGGATAGACCTCTTTCGTAATAAAATACCTGCCTGATCGGCCCCGCTTGACCATGTCGTCTAGCTTCTTAGTAATCTTGTTTTCGGTCTGCTTCAGGCCTGCGTGCATCTTTATCTCCTCGGCTGTGGCTCCGTATTGTCTGTGCCCAAGGCAAATCCCCAAAGGGGCTGATAGTTCTGAGCGGACCTGGAATAGACAAACTTCGCAGCCTCCTCGGCCTCTTTGCGTAAGTCCAAAGATAGCTCCCGGTACTTATCCACCGGTGCGAAATTCTTTTCCACAGGTGCATCGTTGAGTAAAAAACCCTCCGACAAGTGTTCCGCCCATCGAAGCGACAACTTTTGATACGCCTCAGCAGACGCATACTTTAAAGCCGCTGGCCTGAGCTGAGGACTGATCTGTGTATAATCATCTCCCATGCCCAACCAGTTTGACGCGAGCCTGAGGAAGTTTTGTATTTCAACATCTAAAAACCACTGGATGTAGTACGACGCCTCGACCTTCTGTCGCACAGTCGGAGCCGCAGCCAGCTCAAAATCACCTGAGCCCGGATTGTCAGAAGCAATATCCGTGGAGGTCAAAAGGACTCCCTCCACCCAAACGCCTAGTGGATAAGCCGCTGTGGTGAAGTCGGTCACACGACGGAACTCAAAAGTCTTAAAGAGCACATTGGTCCCATCCGTGTTTCCAAAGACCTTCTTGCGATACCGATATTTGTCTTCTGCGTTATCAGATAAGAGCGTTCTTAAATCCGATTCCGGTGCTGCCCATGTCATGGAAGTGCCTCATATGCGTCAATCAAACTCATTCCAGGTTTTAAAATCACATAACGAAAGCCCAGACTCTTCATGACCTCTTTCTTTCGATCCAGATCCCGAAGCTCTGTCACTCCACGATGCTCGTCCACATACAAAGGACCGCCTTCAGCAAAGGGGAAATACTTGTCCACCGTGCGCAAACCCACATCTTGTGGCTCTGGAAAGGCCTCTTTGTATCCCGTGAAGTACTTGTTTAAATAACAAATCGTGTCACCAGCGATTTGCTCAGACAAAGTCTTGTCTGACTTGATACGAGCGCGAAGGGCATCCAGGCTAGGTTTTGAACCAATGATCTCTTCGGCCATTTTGTTTACCCGTACTTTCATGTCATCTTCCTTACCCCGGAGGGAGGGGGGACGTCCCCTCCCCCTCTTCTTGGGTTGTTCTACATTCATTTGCATTATACCATCCTATAATTATACACTTCCATCACTTCCTTGCCATGCAAAACGCGGGTCAATGTGGTCGCAATTAAAACGCGTGCTGGCTTTGAATCGGACGATATCTCGATCAAAGTTAGCTCCTGAATTTGGTGCCTCTTGAACAACGGCGACTGGCTCCCTTTGCTGAACGATAAACCAGGGCTTGCCCGTAGAATCCATCAGGTACCACGCTTTAGAAGTCCCATCGACGGTCCCGTCGTTGGCAAATACATAGCGAGATACAGTCAGATCCAAGATGCCCTTGAGCATGTTCACTGCGAAAGCTCCACCGACGACGCCAGCCGAAGCGGCTCCAGACGGATAGAAAGAGCTGTTAAGCAGAACACCAGCGTCAAACCGATAGGCTGATCCAACGACTAGGCGACCAGGTGCAACTTGCATCTTGATCCCTTGCAGATTCTTCTGATTCATCAGAGCGACCATACCGTTTTGTACGTTGGCTTGAATCAAAGCGCCGAAAGAAGATGGACGCGTTGCCCCACCGCCACGCAGTGCCGTTGACCAAGGATAGGCGGATTCGTAAGAAGGCTTCGTCTCAGAAACCGGGATCGTCAGATCCAGGTATTTCATGTTGGCTACAGAAGCGAGCTTGCCGTAAGCATACACTTCAACCAGGAGAGCTGCATACTCACCCAGCAAGGAAGCCTGCTGCATGAAGGTGCCTGTCTGATCGTCGTTTGCGAGCTCTACAGTCACACCGTAGATGTTCCCAAACTTCTTGTTCTTGAGCTCCAGGTCCAAAGCAGCAGCGCCCACTTCGGGATAGATCTCATTCTGTCCGACTTCCCTAGGGAATGCCACGCCATGGTTAGGTGCATACAGCTCAGTGTCTTTTGAGCTTGGTACTGCAACGGCCCAGTCTTGCCAAGTCGTGTCAACGGCTTTGTACATCCCAGCAGTGATCTGCTGAATACCAGCGCGCAGGAACTGAGTGAAAGCTGATGCAGAATCTGCTTCCTCCAGTTTGGCTTCCAAAGAGCGAAGGCTTACTTTGCCCTCAGCAAAAGGAAATTGAACTGTATCGGTAACCGGATCCACACCGAATCTTCGCATCAGTGAGTCACGAAGTTTTTTAACCTCTTCAGACTCAATCAGCTGCTTCTCGATAACTTTTAAGTTTCTTTCTCGTAATGTCATTTTGATTCTCCTTAATTAAAACCGTAGAGCATCAGCGGGATGCCGATGGCCCAGAAGTACTTCGACCTTAAGACCAGCTGCAGATCCTGTAAGCGCAGGGCCCTGGTAGATACCAATCGCCTTTGTGCCAGTTACTGCGATGCCATCTGTACCGGTGGCGGGATCCAGATATACTAGATCGCCAGGATTCAGAGAGCTGCTTGTCTTCAGAGTCAGTTTGCAAATCACCCCATACTGAGGGCCTGGGATGGCACTTGCAGCCTGGGAAGCCACAACATCAGTGTTGTAGGGAGAAACCAGTTTGCCGCTTGCAATTGAGCATCGAGCAACGCCAAGGAAGGTCGCGCCTTCTGCTTCTGCAGCGGGTTTTTTGAGAACATTGTTTGTGTCGTCAAACACCAAAAGATCGCCCTGGTTGAAAGAAACACTTGAGCTGATAACAGCTGATGCCTCTTCAAAAATAGAACCAGGAGTCACTGTCCGTACGATATTATTTACGCCAGCCATATTCTATCTCCTATTATTATTTTGTTATTCCTTCGAAACTAATTTTGCGAGTGGATTTGCCTGCAGCATTCTCCCGCGTTGTACCTTGAGTCACAAAAGACCAGTCAATAGCCGCTGCCCGGCTTGAGCTGTATCCTTCCATGAAAACACCAAACATAGAATCAATCTGCTCTTTGGATTTCGGAGCGCCCAAAGACTCACGGAATTTCTTTGTGACTTCCGTGGAAAGTTTTGTTTCTTTGAGCTTCTTATCCAAGTATACCATCAGGTCTTGAGTCTTCTGTGCCTCGTGATACTTGGCTAATTCACCCTTAAGCTTTAGGAGTTCAGCATGCAGTCTTTTTTCCGATTCTTTTTTCTCCTCGGACTCTGCTTTTTCCGCTTGCTTACATTCACCTTTGCTAGCTGCTTCGTCCTTGTGGTCCTCGGGCTTTACTGCCTCGGGTTTCGCTTCAGGGAGAGGCGCCGCCTTAGCAGCCATATGGCGAGCGAGTTTTAAGGTACCTACTGCCTTGGCTTCCGCCTCGTCTTCGCCCATCTCTTCGTAGGCTTGCTTGGCCTTTTTGACCATGTCGCACTCTTCTTCATTCGGTGTGGGCTCTTCACCCAAGTACTTTGTGATCATCTTTTTGATCAACTCAATGTCTTGAGCTGCATCAGCATGACCAGACGGCGCTAGATCTTTTTGCTCTTCTTTCTCCATGTTTCTATTCCTTTCGATAAAACTTAAGATTTTGCCTCCAGCTCCGGCCTCTGTGACAAGGTCCACGCTGGTCGCTTCTGTAATTGAATTCACAACACGTAATTTTTTGATTCCTTGCAATAGAGCGTCCTGAAGTTTTGGAATCGCGGTCTTCGGCGCAGTCTTCATGACCTCTTCGATGTCTTTCTCGACGGCTTCCCCGTTGGCGTTGATCGACAAGCCGATGAAGCTCTTGTCCGGATACTTTTCGGAGTACACGACAGCGTGACCCATGAGTGACCGGGCCCACAAGAAGGGTTGGTCTGGCGGTATAATGACGTCTGCCACCAGCAAGGACTGCCCGTCCACTTCCTCTGTGTGGACATTCTCAAAATGGCCAAGCACGTCGCGAACGGATCTCTCTGGTCGGTCTTTCTCCTCCGAAAGGCTTGGATGGTCGGCATAGATCTTCTTCCCCTCAAAGACAGGTATTGAACTATCAAGGGCTGATTTCGGATAGTAAAATGCGTTAGCAAAATTGCCCATCCCCTCCGCTAAGAGCACCACTTTAAACTTCGTGAATCCAATGGCCTTGTCTTTGGGACTCTTATCAAGCTCCAGAAACTTTAAACCGAAGTAGGTTTGGATGGATTCCTTGGCTCCAGCACGAGTCATCTGGCCAAAGCCTGAAGTGGCATCGGCTTGCTGGGCCGGCTCACCCGGTTGCGCAATCCTGTCTGTGTCCGGGACAATTTTAAAACCCTTGGACTTAATTAAATTATAGAAAGTCGATGCAATCATGCTTGGGTGATCTTTGATCAGCATGAGGACATCGATATCAGCAGTAGGCTCTGGTTTGCTGACCTTTAAAGCAGCGTAGGACTTTGGCTGAGCCTGAGTGAGAAGTGCGGCAGTGGGGCCTATTGTCATATCTGACTCCTCTTTTGACGTTCATGTTTAGATATAAACTTCACGAGCATCTCCGCCTGTCCTCCACCCAGAGGTATGAACTCCGGCCGGTAGTCCAGGTCTGAGAGCGCAATTCCTTGTGATTTGGCCACCCTCTCCACTTCCTCCAAAGACTGGCATCGGTATCCTTCGAGCTCATACCGGTACTTCTTGAGGCCCTTTTTAAACACGATGGATCCGATGTCCGCTGATCGGAGTGTGTCCTCTTCATGACCGAGATACTTGGACCGATTCCTTTTGAAGTCCTCAAAAGTGGGAGCTCCAAACTTAGATGGGTTCCGAATTAGGTCCTGCCATTGAATTTCACTCACTAGTCTGCCTCACTGATAATTCCTCAGAAGGTGGCATATTCATGAAACCCGCCGGCGTAGTTAAGGGCGCAGCCTGTGCCGGGATTATGCCTTGTAGTTTTTCTTTCTCAATTTGAGCTCTCTCCAACTCAAAATCAAAGTCCTTGATCCCTAATTCCTGGGAGGCAATCTCTGCCGCCCGTTGGCTGGAGATCCAACCTTCAGCGGCAGCCAGGCTGAGGTCCTTGAGCTTGGCTGAGCGGTCTTGCGTGATGATCTCCGGGAAGGTGAATTCGATTGAACACTTGATATTGTAAAGTTCGAAGAGGTCGTCTGCCATGTTTTGCAGGACTGTTTTCAGGATTTCCTGTCGCATCTCAAACTTCTTGGCCACAGGCTCCGTCGCAACGATTGCTCCAGCGCGTGAGGAGCCCGATGTGAGATGGGTACAGAAGTACTGGAGCGGGATTCCCAACCCTGAGCAAATGCAAGAGAGGACCCACTCAAAGGCCTCAGACTTGCGGGCTCCAGATCCATCGGAAGACAGATACTCTCTCTTCACTTTGTTTGAGTGAATGAACTCGGATCCTGGAGGGGGATAGTCACCCAGAGACTGAACGGCAGCCTGATATGCGTCAATGTCGGCTTGTGACCCATCGATGGTTGTGTCAATAGACCAGGCAGAAGCCTTCATGAGCCCCATGATATTGAAGTTGATCGCGTCTCGTAGGCGCTTCAGGTACCCAAAGACGGGATAGAATTCGGATCTCCCACGCTTCTCATCTGAAACCACATTGATCTTGTAGTGCTTCACTTGAGGGGCTGGGACTTGCCGGAAAATATACTTCGTCGATGGGACTTGCTTGCCCTTATCTTGGCCCGTGTACATCTGATATTGAGTCGGGTACACCAGCTGATAATGCAGCACACCACCTGGAGTCAGGTCCTCCGGATAGGTGACAATCTCCCAACATGTTGATGGATCAATGAGTCTCACGCGGGGAAGAAGACCGCGCTGGGCCGCCTGCTCAGCAGGTACATTGTGCCGGAATGAACTCTCTAGGTCCGGCAGCGTCCATACAAGCGCTTCGCCAAAGAGTGTCATCTCGGTATTCACGTACCGCATGAATTGATCGAGGAAGTTTGTTTTTGCAAAGGCATCCCAAAGGATCTGTCCAGTAGGATCATCACAGTCCGCTCGGAATCCTTTGCCGAGGGTAAAGTCATTGATAATGTTCACAGCCTGGCGACAAAAGGGGTCGTGGTGATAGGCGAAGAAGGCCTGCTGGTGACCTTTGAGCATGTCATAGATGTACTGCTGGCGAAAGAAGGGGCCCCCAAGCAAGGGGACATAGTCCACCCCGACTTTGGTCGAGGGATAGTAGTCAGCAGCAAACCAGTCCACCCCCTCTTTGAGGCGGGGCTTCTCAGACCGAAAGGCTTCGATGAATTCCTTTTTAGCCATTCGTACAAGTTTTGGGCCTGCTGGACCCACCGCCCACACGGCGGCATCTATTTCATCGCTCGTAGACTCTAGGTGCCGCACAAGATCTTCAGTAGAGCTCAATGACGGATCCAGTCCGATACCTGGATCTGGATATTCGTCTTTGTACCGAGAATCGAATTTTAAGCCTTTGTTAACTAGTACGGAGCTTTTGTGGTCGGCAGAATCTTTTAAGAACGAGTCTTCTAGGAATTCTGATAAAGCCATTCGTGGAAATCCTTTGCGTCGTCTGAGAGGTCGTATTCAATATCGTCTGTCGCTGGTACTGGCGTGCATCTGCAATTCATGTGGGCGGGAGGGACGAGAGCGCTGCAGGCAGCCTTCAAATCTTTATCTTTGTTAAGTTTATCTAAAATCTCAGAACTCGTCAACCCGTCGCGCCAAGCACAACACATTTCACACGTTTTGCTATCGAGCACAGCAAGCCACATGAAATCTTTGATCCCAGCATCGCGAGCTGCGGCAATTTGGCCGGATCGCACTTGTGAAACAAAGTCATGAGTGATTTCTTGCTCTACTTGCCAACCATAGACCGCATCTTTTGATTGGTACTTGTTAATATATCTCGTATCGGTGAATGGGTTGATTATATCAAACACATTTTCAGGGCTTCTGTCTGTGAATATATATTTAGATGTATAGTCATTGATAATTTGCTCAGCAAGAGCCTTGTCGAGGAATTGCGTGAAGATCTGCGGTGGTCGCGGGGCTTCGATGTGTTTTACTCTTTTCAGGTGTAGCTTGTCTGGCAGGGGTTTTTTCTTTGGCAAAGCAGCAAAGACTCTTCCAACGGCTTTTTCTGTGGGCTCATCGTTCATCAGGGAAATTCCTATTTTGGCGGATAGGGAGTGACGCAAACGAGCCAGCTCCAAAGTGATTTGGTTAGACACGTCTTTGAATTGATTTTGACAAAGAGTGTGAAGATCACTGGGAGAGAGCTTTGGAAAAGACTGAGGGCTGGCGCTTTGTCGGATGGCCTCATTCTCTGAGTGATAGGCCAGTGTGAGGACTTTGTATCTCATCCGGATGATTTCCCTACTAATGAGATCACCCAATGGATGTAAAGTGCGATCAAAAAGCTCATCGAAGAATTGAAGTTTTAAGCGCAGGGGCTTGTAGTGCTTGAGCGAATCCGGATAGTAGGTTTTGACCATGACGATCAGTTCACTGAAGGCGTGGTCTAGGATTTCTGTGATGCGTCGGTGTGTGTTTTGCAAGATGAGTTCTGAAGCAGCGTCTCGATCATGGGTGAATTTTTTGTACCGAGAAGATTGAGAAAGGTTTTTCATGTTCTCCTAGTGATGACTTTAAGTATCGGCATACTCGCTTGATAGATGAGCGGAGACAGGGCGCATACAGCATAGCCTACTGAATCAGAGTGGTGTGTCAACATTGGGTCTGAGCTCTGGTCGAGTATCGCGGAGCTTGTGGATGTTTTCTTCCAGGTCACTCGCTCAAAGTCTTTCTTCAAGTATGGGCAATTGATCGGGTGATAGTAAAGTGAAGCCTCGCCGGCGGCATTGAGGAGCTTTGCGTTGACGGTATTGATCCGATCCATCACGGGCGGGTTAGATTGAGGCGTGAGATTCTGCCAGGGGATCCCAGCCCGATCCAAGGCTTGGCAGACGATATCGTAGTCGCTTTGGCCGTGGGCAGCGCGTTGAGATGCCCGGCCAGTGGCATCTCCCACGATGACCGCACCATGCTTCAGATTCAGCGCTTTGACCTTTTGAGCGAGGACTTCGGCAGCTATTTGGGTGTTGGCTGATTCTATGTGGAGCTCGTCAAACCAATAGAATATGTCGCCCCGCTTCTGGCCCAAAGTCCAGGCCATGGGGGAGATGTTGAAGTCCATGCCGATGATCACGGGGAGGAGGGGGTGGATCAAGTTTGTGTGACAAAATGGTGAGTGGAGCATGTGGTTGTGGGTCCCGTGGTTGATATAAACCTTGTCGGCTGTGATGTCGCAGAACTCGGCCAGGTATTCTTGCCGGTATTGAGCTTCCGTGACGAATCTACGGGCGGCTTCCATTTCTTTGTGGGTGATGAGGGGATTGACCGTAGAGGGGGCTTGGAAGTGATCCCACTCGAATGGGTTGGCACGGGCCTCTTCAAAGAGGTCATAGAAGTGATCGAAGCCAGCGGGCGTGGAAATGAATCCGGCCCGTCCCATGGTAGTGGTGAGCATCGGGCGGATGATCATGGGCCAAAGGTCTTTGGACTGGTCTCGGACCTCATCGATGATCACGAAGTGGAGTGTCTCGACACGGAGGGAATCGAAGTTGTGCCCGGATTTAAATTGGATGAATGAGCCGTTAATAAAGTCAAAACGGAGTTCGGAGTCGTTGGGTTTCTTTTCCAGGCAACCACGGCAATTCATGAGTTGGTACTTCATGCGTCGATAGATGACGAGGGCCTGGTCATAGGTGGGCGCGATAAACCAGTTGTTTGTATAGGGATGAGTCCAAGCCTGATGAAGGATCTCGTTAATTGCCCAGGTGCTCTTTCCCGATTGCCGCCCGAATGCAGCTATCCTGAAGCGCTTCTGGCTGTTGTGCATTTCCCTCTGAAGTGGATGGGGCTGGTAGAGCCTCAGTGTGAATCGGCGTGACGTCACGGGCCCAGGCTGTACGGAATTCGACATTAGTGAGTTCTCCGGAAATGTTGAGATCCATTTTCTCAGACCAACCTAGAAACTCGTTGGTGACTTTTTTGAGACTCCATTCGTGGTTTTCCTGCAAAGCTAGATTCATCACTTTGTTTCGAAGAGCGACGCGAGTGACTCCGCGAAGGTCTTGCTGGACTTCGCGAAACTTTTTGCCATAGGTGCGTTTACAAAAAAAGTCCAGTGTCGAGTAGTGGAGTCTTTCTTTTTTATGATTCATTTTGCGAGCGAAGTGGTAGGCGATATCGTCGCAAGTGTTTCCGTCAAAGACGAGTCGTTCGAATTCGTCTTTGTCTATTTGATTCCAGACTTTTTTACGAGGCCCCTTAGGCTTCCAGTCGTTTTGCGCAGGCTTGATTGTAAAATCAAGTGCCTTGAGGACTTTCTTGTTTTTCTTCTTGGAATCCGACAGCGCCGCGACTTCCGAAGCTTTCTTTTCTGATGACGTCATAAAGTTCATTTAAACCAATTAGATCGTAAGGGACACAAAATTGTGTGTCAAAAATGAGATTCAAAAAACGAGCACAGTGCTCGGTGCAGTTTGTCGTGACCTTAAGGCATTCGTTGGATGTTGCTGCCAGAATGCGTCCGATGGGTGGGAAGAGCTGGCAGAATCCGATGATAACGTCCTGCCAAAGACTATAGGGTTTTCCGACTTGGATATTGAGCCAAGACAGGGCGAGGCGTTGCTTACTTTCCTCCACGGGCAATTCGTACATGACATAGGGGGCATAGGTCTTGAGCCACTCGTCGTAGGAGACTTTCCGAGAGAACGGCCAGTTAGCTTCATAGACCCATTGCTCTGTGTCACTAGAGCAAAGGATAGAGGCGTGGTTGAATGGTGTTCCCTCGACGAGTCGGATGACAAAGGCCTGGAGGGAATAGATGAGCTTCCGGTTGTTACAAAGAATCAAGGTGTATTTCATGCTTTAAAGTATTGCACTCCTATAAGTAGATTATGTTGAAGCCCTGCGGCATGCCGAATAGTTAGACGCAACTTGTTAGTGTGATAAGTGCTGCTGTACGTTAACCTTTTTGAGGTTCGTCCATCTGCAGTGATTTTCGATAGTTGGGAGAAATACTTCAAGTTAAAATTTTGTAACATGATCTTTGTCCCTCCGTACGTACTTGGGATATCTGGAACGGCCACAAGGTGTATAAAGACATCACTAGTGGGCGTTTGATCTTGGATGAAGTAGCCTCCGATGAGTTCATAATCATAGTTGGGTTCAAAATCGAGTTGAGTGACGACGGTATTGGCATAGGAAGGGTCATTTGGGACGGGGACTCCGCTGGAGTAGACGTTGAGTAGGGCTCCTGTGGAGTCGAAGAGTTTGATCACAAGATCATTCATGTCTTGACCAGCGGGATTGAAGTTGGACCAAAGGAGGTTAGAGGTTTGGAGATTGAAGCATCGTTCTAGATAGGTCCATCCAACGGTAGCGAATTTGAGTCGAACGAGTTGAGCATTTTGATCATCGACTTGGATTTCTGGTGCGGAGGGTAGTGGATTTGGGACGTGATTGGCGACGATGGTATCAAGGGTTGCTTTGTCGGCGGTGGAAAGATCGGCTTTAAAATTAATAGTGATTTCAGTTCCGAGGGCGGAAATGGATTCCAGAGCTGTGATGATAGTGGAAGTATTAATTTCAAGAGTGAGTCGATCGACGTTAACTGTTTTAGAGTACTGGTAGGAGGTCATATTTTAAACTCCGAGTCTAATGAAGAGTAGACTTCTTTGATAGACAGAAAGAGATCCTGTGGATTGTACACGGACGCGGATGTCGCAGGTTTGTGAGCCATTGAGGGATACTATGCTTTGAGTCATATCGGACATTGTTTGATTAGAGTGGGCAGTATCTTGAGAGCGTTCAGAATCAGCTATTTTTGTTCCAGCTCTATAGATGGACCACCAATGAGTATAGGGTGTTTTTGTGACCAGGCAACTTGCGGAATACCAAATGGCATAGGTGCCTGAGAGTGGAGTGATTTGAAAGCCTGTGATGAGTACATCAGTGGTAGAGGTGGTAGTGAATGTAGTACTAGAGATAATATTGTAGCTTTGGATTCCAGAGGCGATGGTTGAGACGATGACGGAGATCCAGAGGCCAGCGGTGGAGGAATTACTTTGGAGGGTGAGTCCTCCAACGGAGTCTGGGTTGAGATTGAAGAGTAAGGTACTGGACCCATCTTTGATAGAGATGGGTTGGGATGATTTGTTAACAATTTCGAATTTTCGTCCGTTGTAGAGTGTTGTGGCATTAGGCAGGACGACGGAATGTCCGGATGCTGAGCCTGTGACGATTTGGAGTGTTTTGCTTGTGTTGATCAGGGTTGAGGTCCCGGAGGCGGAAGTGGTGATGAATTCAGGATCCCAACCGACGAGCTGTCTATTTTCGATGATAGCGTCTTGGGCTGTGGACGCGAGGAGACTTTGTGCGGTGTTATCGAAGAAGACTTCGCGAGCGACCGGGGAGCGATAGATCATGCAATTTCTCCGATGACGACGGTATTGGATCCAGAGGCTGCGATGAGATACAGGGGGTTAGACTGTCCGAGTGGTAGAGAGAAGAATTGGTTTTTGAAGATTGCGATTCCGGTTGAGGTGGTCACTCCTAAGGGTCCGGCATAGATAGTAGCATTAGAGGAGTTATACACGAGGACAGATTGTCTGTTTGAGAGTGCGGAGGTAGAAACTTTGGCTTCAACGGCGGATGTTGAGACGCTGAGGGTTCCCTGCACATAGGCGGTGTTATCAACGTCAGCGCGATCTGGATCATAGGAGAGACTGGTCATTTTTTAGGTTCTCTCATGGAAACGGTTTTGGATTCAGTTGTTTTGGGTGTTTCTGCTGCTGGTGGGTTTTCGATTTCTTTGATTTTATTAGCCAGCCACTGATAGCTCTGGGCGTATTGGATGAGTTCGGGTCCTGAGAGGTTTTTGAATTCTGCTTTATTAAGAGACGTTAGTAGGACACGAGCGATGTCTGCTTCTTTTTTTTCCATATTTTCCCCCTTTTATTTTGAGTTTGTATGATTTAAGGAGATTAGACAAGGACCACTCGGGGGGGGGTTATCGGAAAAGGACCTGATGCCTGTGACCAAACCGGAACGATAACGAAGATGCGTGATCTAGGGTGGGGGGAACGGAAGTGGTAGGTATGTTTCCCCCCCGCCGAGTGGAGTAAGTTTTATGCAAGTTCCATGAATCGGAGTTCCTGTCCAGCTGCTGTTGAGATTGCATAGATGGGAACATCCTGTCCGATTTCCAAAGTGAGAGAGCTACCTGGAGCAAGTTTGATTCCAGAGGAAGCCGTCACACCAGAGGGACCGACGAATATATACTTTTGGCTTTGGTTTTGCAGGATAGCGCGACGTCGTCCAGCCAGGGGAGTAGCGTCTATTTGTGCAGCAGTTGCGCCGACGGTGATTTGCTGGCAGTCCATGGCGATATTTGGTGAATCATTGATATAGACTCGTCGATAGAGATCGGAGATGAGGTCAGCGCGATCTCCGGAAGCGGAGAGAGCGGCGAGTGCTCCACCTAGTCCTTTGGATCCTACTTTGAGTGGATTCCCTGAATCTACGGCGTCATCGGCCACAGTGGGGAAGGTAACAACGAGAGCTCCAGAGCTAATTTGCACGCGATCCCAGGTCGTTCCATTCCAACCGAAGAGAAAGGATCGAACGTCTGTGGCTTGAATGCCGGCGCTAGAGATTGCATCGGCGCCGACGCCACCAGAGGTGATGAGATTGCCAGAGGCATCTAGCATGTATCCACCGACGGTGGGAGAGGTAGACGCGTTGGCAGGATCAAACAGTAGTTCTGCGATGTTTAGACTAGACATATTAATAACCTCCTAGGTGTTCATTTAAATCCATTCGAGTAATTCCAGTGTAGTTGGTTTTGAGCTTTGAATATACATTGTTTTCGATAGGACGAGAATTCCTGTCTCTGTGTAGATTGCTGCTGGCGGTATGGTGAGATAAGTGGTTCCGGACTCTCCTATATTAAATGACAACTGGAGTTTGGCAGGGAGTCTGGATCGGAGTAGAAACCGCTTAGCATTATCAGTGAGTGGGACGGCGTATTCAGTGTTAGCGAGGGAGATATCGACGTTTCTGAGGACAGGGTCACCGGCTTCGACGAGGGAGAAGGGGATACTTTCGGAGGGTAGGTTGGTGACTTTTGTGTGAAGAGCACGCCTGGCCTGGTTATCAAGAGAGTTCCCAAGTGGATCTGAACGGTCCATCGCAAGCTGTGTATATGTATATTGCTCACCCACTTCCTGATGAGATCACAGTAGCCTCTTTAAGGGCAAGGAGATTAAGGATCTTATTTCCAGGAGGCGCTGGTGTTTACCACGATGCAACATCCTGGGATCTGTGTACCGTCGAGGAGGGCTTTTTTGAGCTCAACCTTGTCGGGTTCGACGGTGATTTTAATTCTTTGATACCGTGGTGGTAGGCTGTGTGGATCAGCGAGGCATTGAACGGACTGAGAGAGGTGGAGGGTGAATTTCCGTCCTAGCTCACCTAGAAGTAAGGTGAGGGAGTTTTGTGTCATGGTTTGAGCGGCGAGGTCTAGGACGCGTTGCTGTTTAAGTTGTAGGTCTTGCTTGTGTTTTTGGAGTCGTTGAATTTCTTGGTTAGCGAGTTGGATTTGGGAATCAAGATAGTCCAGATAGTTTGAGGTCTGGGTGACTTGAGAG